GTGATACAAGAAAGAGGTGGTATGGAACAGGAATAAACGCATTGGTGAGGAGTGATGACAACTCCACGCTCGGAACAGTTAAGAATAGATATGAGATATTCCAAAATGAAGATATTATTGAGTGGACTAAACCATTAACAGAAGAAGGATTTTGGAAGCATCATAGTAGTGGTAGTTTTGAAAATGGAAAAGCAAATTGGATGTTACTAAACCATGATGAATCTGAAATAATTCCAAAGGACATTCTTCAAAACTACCTTTGTGTAGCATGGTTTCATGATGGTATGAGAGCAAACGTAGTACTTCCTACAAGTATTAGAATAATTTGTAAGAATACGTTTAATTCTGCTATTAGAGGACGAGGTACTGAGAATGAATCTACTATTAATAGAATAGTGCATAAGGATATTGTTATTAAATATGAGGAAGTTCAGCAATATTGGTTGCAGATGACTGAATTCTTTACTAAGAGAAATGAAATGTTTAAGGCTCTTACAGACGTGAAGATGACTGACCTAAATTTAGAAAAGTATGTTGATGTTTTATATCCTGTAACTAAAGAAAGTTCACCTGTACTTAAAAATAGAAATAATAGAGTTAAGCAAATGGTATTTGGAGATGCATCAGGACATAAAGAACTTGGGATAATTAATACAGGTTATGGAGCATTCCAAGCAGTTAGTGAATATATAGAACATGAGCAATCAACTAAGGTTGCTGAACAGGGAAATTATATCCTGTTTGGTAATGGTAAAACTAGATTGGTACATGCCTTTGAGGAAATCAATAAATTTAATAAAACTGCATAGGAGGAGTTCCTATGAAAGATGATAAAGAAGATGTTGAAATAACGAGAATAGTTTTTGATATAGTAATAATAATATCCATAGTACTATGGATTCTAATGTTGAAAGGAACTGCATTATGGAGTTAAATATCGGAGAAATAGATGTTGAGAATGATACGAAATTAATTGCTGAAATTATGGCAGTAGTATTACAAAAAGGAATGGAGGCAAATATGATTTCTAATGAGCTTTCTAAACAAGTGGCTTTTAATGAAATAGACTTTGAAGATGCTGTAGATAAAATTAAAGAAGGAAGTGAGGAACATCATAAGAAATTAGAAAAGGAAGTTATTCCAAAAGTAAAGGAACTTTCTACAATAGCTGTATTTGCATTGGTTCCACTTGTAAGAATTATAGAAGAGGAAACAATGAAGAGAAAGAATAATCTTTTCCTATAAAATTTAACCAAAGTGTCCATATTGATTTATGGATGCTTGCTTTTAAAAAGAGGAAAAGCGAAAATGAAAACAATTGAAACAACAGGTGTAATATACGGGGATGGGAATGTTTATTACGAGGACATTACTTATAATGGAATTGTGGTAGGATGTCATGTAACTAATTTTAATATAAAAGATATGAAGTACAAATATTATCAAATGGGAATAAAGGACACTAAGAAAAATAGAGAAACTTGTGACTTTTGGATGCATTCAGAGGATAATGGATGGATATTTATATGTTACTATTTAAAAAAGGATTTTGAGAATAAAATATTATCAATATAAAATTTAACAAAAGTGTCCATATTGATTTATGGATGCTTACTTTTGTTTTGTGGCTTATTACAAGCATATTACATAATAGCTATAGTGTAGTATAACTATTGTAACAATGTACTTGTACAAGGCTATAAATTAAAATAAATGTGGTTTTATACCATAAAAACAAGGTAAACTATTATGCGTAAGAAAGCATTATTGAAACAAAATAAGATCTTCCTTTATTTTGGTTTTGATTATGAAGTGATTGACTTTGTCAAGACGTTGAAAGGAAGAAAATATCACAATAAGAATAAAAAATATTGGACATGTTCTCTTTGTCATGATAACGTCGAAGACTTAAACAAAGGAGAATTTTCTTTAGGTAACAAGTTATTTGAATGGTATAATAAAAAAAATGAGCCTGTCATTCCTATTAAGACATCTTTGCCATTATATCCTTTTCAAGAAATGGCTTTGGGACACATAAAAAAGTTTGATGAAAACTGCTTGCTGGCGTTAGATATGGGAACAGGCAAATCACTAACCTCTTTAGCATGGGCAAGTTACAAAGAAGATATTAAAAAAGTCCTTATTATCTGTCCTGCCAGTGTAAAATTACATTGGAAGTCTCAAATAAGAAAATGGCTTGGTAGAAAAAGGATTGAAATTTTATATGGGAAGACACCTCACAAATTAAGTAATTCTGAATTTTTAATTATAAATTATGATATTATTGCTTCTTGGGAAACCAAATTGGTAACACAAGTCTTTGATTTAATTATTTACGATGAAATTCATTATTGTAAATCGTTGGAAAGCAAGAGGACACAAAGTTGTTTAAAATTATCCAAGTATGCAAAACGGCAATTAGGATTGAGTGGAACACCTTTAACATCTCGTCCTATTGATTTATTTTCTATATTAAAGATTTTAAAACCTGAATTATATCCAAGTAAGTTCCAATTTGGACAATTATTTTGTCATCAAGATGATTATTGGGCTCCATGTGGGTACAATTACAATGGTGCTCACAACATTCCTGAACTGTATCAGACATTGGTGAACAGTGTCATGTACAGGGTAAAGAAAGAGGATGTTTTAAAAGACCTTCCTGATAAAATTAAAACTGTAATCCCATTAGAAATAAGTAACATCAAAGAATATAATTTTGCTGTAGAAAATATAGAATTATGGGCAGAAGAAAATAAAGATAATATTGAAGAGATTTCTGCTATGACTAAAATTGAATACTTGAAGCAAATTATAATCAAAGGTAAGATGAAACTTGCTGTTAAATGGATTGATGACTTTCTTCTCTCAGGAGAAAAGTTGGTGGTATTTACAACACATCGTGAAACTGTTTCAATATTGAGGAAGCATTACGAAAAACGGTGTGTGGTTTGGGAAGGAGGATCTTCTCCAAAGCAGAAACAAGAATCTAAAAATGCTTTTATTAAAAAAGATATTCCTTTATTTATAGGAAATATAAAATCTGCTGGTACAGGGATTGATGGATTGCAGGAAGTGTGTTCTAATTGTGCATTCCTAGAGTTTCCTTGGAACCCTTCGGATATAGAACAGGCTAGTGATAGATTACATAGGATAGGACAAAAAGATTCTGTTAATGTATACTTCTTGATAGCAGAAAATACACTGGAAGAATATATAATTGATTTATTAGATGCTAAGTTAAATATTATTACTCAGACTATTGATGGTAAGAGTGCTAAAAATAAGAATTTATTGAAATATTTAATGAATAAAATTAATCAAAAAAGAGGAGAAGTAAAAAGAAATGGAGAACATCAATAAAAGGATACAAAATGACCTTTCGATATAAAAATTCTATTCATGTGAGTGTGTATGATGCAAAAATTAGGTAGGAGGTAATTATGGGAACAATACCTTTAAGATATTTAGTTAATAAATTCTATGTAATAGGACAAAAAGGAAAGGAAATTGATATTACTGATGGACTAGTTGATATAAATGAAGCTATAATGGCATATAGGAAGAGTAGAAATGAATATGATAGATGTATAATTGTAGATAGCTATGGATTTGAAATTGAAACAAAAATAAAAAGAAAGAGGATAAGAAAATGAATGACGAAATGCAAAAAAGAGTAAGTTTCTTTTTAGATCAATTAAGAGCAGTAGGTAGAACAAATATGTTTGGAGCTGTTTCATATGTTCAAGAAGAATTTCCTGAGTTATCTGCAAAGGAAGCAAAAGATGGTTTACTACACTGGATGGAACACTTTGGAGAAGAAGAATAAAAACAATAAAAAAGGAAAATATTATGAGTGCATATGAAAATTTAAACCTATATCAGAGTTTCCTACTTGATACAATTAAGGTAAATTCTATAGACGGTGTATGTCTTTTGACTAATAGTGAATTGGCAGAAGTTACAGACAAAAAGAATCCTCATTATTTAAGTAAAATTGTGAAGGAGCTACAACTGGCAGGGTATGTTAAGCTCTTGTATGAAAGCAGGATGCGTAAAATAATTGTAAAATAATAAATTAACAGTTTGTTATAGGTAAAATAAGTAGTATTTTATTTTACTTAACTTATTTAAGGCTAAGTTTTTTAAAATTGACAATTTGTGATAGTTCAGGAGTAGGTATTGGGTAGCTCTCTTACCTTAGAATAAATGCCTTAAATAAGTTAATGTTATATTGGTATCCAATACTTACTCCTGCATTATACAAGCTACGAAAGGTTTTAAAAGATGAATAATACACACACTCCACCGTTGGAAACATTACATATGAGACCTATTTCTGTATATCCTATCTACAAAATTCTTACAGGTTCTTATAATTCTGCTGTTTTATTCAGTCAAATTATGTATGGATTTAATTACTTTAATAAAGATGAATACTTTAAAACTGACAATGAATTAAAGAAGGAAACACTTTTAACTGACAATGAATTTAGAAAATCAAAAAATGATTTAAAAAAGAATTGTAGGTTTTTAAATATTACAATTCGTGAGGTTCCTGCAAAAACTTTTTATATTATCAACTGGGGTATGTATGATGAAGTTCTTAAAATTATCGCACAAAGAATTAATTAAATATCTTGATGAAAGGTGTAAAAGATGAAATCCAGTTGCATTATAAGCATTCCAAATGATCCTTTCCTTATTGTTAAGGAATCCTATTCCAAACTTTTCCAAGGAAATTGGAAAACAAGTATGTTACTATCTTTCTTTGAAGAAGAACATAATTTTAAAGTAGAACAAAGCAAGCAAGCTAAAATGTGGAATGATGAAGCAGAAAAAAATGACGAGAAAAGAACACAAGATGAATCATTATACCTTCATTTTACACTACAAGAATTACAAGACGTTATGATGGGAGTATTAAGTAGACGTGCTATTAATAATGGACTAAGTGAACTAGAGGAGTATTGTTTTATTTCGTGTCATAAAAATCCTAAACAAGATAGGAGTTTTGACCATACTCCATTTTATTTATTTCATCCTGAAATAGTAAGTGCAGTTTTACAAAAATGGAATTATAATTATGAATAAAATTAAAAAATTAGCTATACAAAATTATTTCTCTAAGAACTTCATTAAGCTCCATAATAAAGCAATAGAAAAATATGGATTAGATCCTGCATCTTATCTATGCTATTTACTTGATAAGGAAGAATATTTCCAAGATGAATTTTTTATACAAAGAGAAAGAATTGAAAAATTTACAAAATTATCTCCAAAAATACAAAGAAATAGAGAAGAAATTTTTATTGAAAGAAACATTCTCCTTGTTGTAAAAAAAGGGAATACAAATAAAAATTATTATAGAATCAATACAGATATTCTATTTGATGATCTTATGAATGAAGAGACCTCATACGATGCTACCAAAGTGGTTGTATCGTTATTACCAAAAGTAACGACTGATGATACCAATGCTGTTCTAGGCACGAATTCACTAAATGATGAGGGAGGGGGTATGACGCCGAGAAGTAACGAGGGTATGACGCCGAGAAGTAACGATAGAGATAGACTAAGAGAAGAAAACAAACTAAGAGAAAAAACTCATATAGACAAAAAGAATTCTTCAGCCGTCGCTGAAGTGCCTCCTAACGGTGGCACTATTATTTCTTCTTCAATTTCTTCTCCTACTAAAATTATCAGAACAAGAAAAATAATAAATAGTAAAAATAATCAAGTAGCAGAACCAAAAACAAAAAAAGTCCAAAAAATAAAAAGAACGAATAATATAGTTGAACGAAAAAGAAAACTTGTTATTGAGAAAATAGCAACAAACTATCATAATTTTTTGAAGTCACAGAAATCATTTCCAAGAAATCCTGAATATCATTTTAACGTATCAATAAAAGCAATCACAGCATTGTTCGTAAATGATAAATTTCCGAAATCAGAAATTGATGTTGCAATCGAATTCCTAAGATGGAAAATTGAATATACGAAATTAAGAGGTTTTGAACTTTGTTATAGGAAAAATTTATTTATGTTGGCAAAACAAATGCCTACTGGTTTAGGAATGGAATTATTAATTTCAGAGAATGACATCATCAAGGAAAAACAATGGGAATATTTTAGAAGTAACTTTTCGATTGGTGATTATGAAGTTCCTGAAGATGTATCACAGCGAAATGGATGGTCATTTAATGACATTGCTAAGTTCTGTTTTGACGATGAAGATGGAGATTGCATACCAAGATCACATAAAAAACAATTTGTAGGCAAATACAAATATGCAACCAGCTTATAAACTACTAGACCAATGCGAGAGAGGGGCAGACATTAAACATAAGTAGCAAATGCCACTACAAGTATAGGCATTAATAAAAGTAGCTTAGAACAACCTAGAACAACAAACAAAAAATATAGCCATGTTAAAAATAATAATAGACAAAACTACGAAAAAAGAATACAGCATAAGCATTGACAATATCGATGGCGAAAATTCGATGATTTGTCCTGTTTGTTCTCATGAACGAAAGAAATCTACACAACAATGTTTATGCTTCAATAGTTCAATTCATGCTGGTAGATGCAACCATTGTTCTACGGTATTTTTTGAAAAGAGAAGCAATGCTCAGACCAAATTTAAAGCACTGCAAAAAGAAGGAAGAGTTGATCTTGAAGTTAGGAAATATTTTAACAAAAGAGGCTTAGATTTAACGTTAGCAAAACAGTATAAAATTACAGGAACATCACACTATTTTAAAGAGGTTGATAGAACATTGAAGTGTATTTGTTTCAACTACTTAAATGGGGAGGAGATATTTTATAAGAAGTTTAAAACAGTAAACAAAAAATTTAGTTCTGAAGGCAAAGGACTTTTTTACAATCATAACGCTCTCGTCAATGCAGTTTTATTTGAAAAAGAACCCTATATTATTATAACAGAAGGTGAAGATGATTGCCTAAGTTATATACAGGCTGAATGTAAAAATACAGTATCGGTTCCTGTAGGAAATAAAGGTTGGGATTTTTTAGATGACTACGATAAATATTTTGACAAATTAAGTAAAATATATATAGCTGTAGACCAAGATGAAGCAGGTTATGAATTAGAAACAGAATTGATTAGAAGATATAATACAGGTAATTGTTACAAAATAGATTTAAAGGATTGTAAGGATGCCAATGACTATTTGTTAAAGTATGGCATCGCTTCCTTAAAGGAGACTGTAACACATGCAAAGTTGATTGCTTCTAAAGGAACAAAAACTTTAACCAGTACAAAAGAAAATATACTTAAAATAAGAAAATATGGACTTGAAAAGGGAACATCGACTCATTACCCTGTATTAGATCCTCACTTTACTTGGAGGACAAAGGAAATGACTTTGTTTAGTGGCTTTCCAGGATTTGGAAAGACAACATATTTGAAAAACTTATCAATGGTAAAAAGTATTCATGATGAATGGAAGTGGGGAGTATTCTCTCCTGAAAGTGGAAGTGCTGAAAACTATTATATTGAATTGATAGAGGTATTTACAGGTAAGGAAGTGTCTATTAAAGATAGTAAAGGAAAATGCTGTACAGATGAAGAGTTTGAAACAGCATGTGACTTTATAGATGCTCATTTCTTTTTTGTATCCCTTGAAAATGAACCTTGTACCATAGAAAATATATTTAAAGAGTTTCAAATACTTGTTAAAAAATATGGTATCAAAGGAGGCATCATAGATCCATTCAATCAATTAGTAAGACACAAAACACAAATGGCTAGAGATTTATATGTACAGGAATTTATAAGAGATTCTAGACTATTTATAAATAAGAATGACTTTCATTTGGCAGTGGTAGAACATCCAAAGGAACCTTTCGACAAAGGTAAAAAAACTATAGCGGAACCTACTCAGTTCGACATTGCTGAAGGACAGGCATGGAACAGAGGTATGGACAATATAATAATCTTGCATAGAGAAGACTACCTTGAAAATCCTTTGGAATCTCCTACTAAAATAAATGTAAGAAAGATTAGAAATAGAAAGGTAGTTGGATATCCTGGTTCATTCTATATGAAATTTATAGTAGAACAGAATAGATATGTTCAAGAAGATAATTATTCACCATTTCCAAATACAGGAAATGAAACTTATTTAAACCAAAAAAAGAGAAGAGGCAGAACAAATGAAAATAGACCGAAAAGGACTTCTAGAAGTACTAAAGTCCGTTCAAATGGGACTGGCAAGTAAGGAAATTATAAGTCAATCTTCATCCTTTGTATTTAATAAAGAAGAAATTATTGCATACAATGATGAAATACTTGTAAGGTTTCCTTACATCGCAGAGTTTGAAGGAGCAGTAGAAGCAGATCCATTATTGAAACTATTGAGTAAGTACAAGGTTAAAGAATTGGATGTGGAAGTAACAGAAAAGGAATTGATATTCAAATCCAAAACAAGTCAAGCAGGAGTATTATTACAGGACGTTCATTTACCCTATGAAAATATTGCTGTAAATCAAAACTTTCAGAATCTACCTACTGACTTTTTAAAGTTATGTAAAGTAGCAAGTTTGTCAGCCAGTAGAGATATTAGTAATGTCATTCTTACATGTTTACATATAAATGGCAATAAAATAGAAGCATGCGATAGATTTAGATATTCTAGAATTACTATGGATACAAGAATGCACAAATTCCTGATACGTGTTGTGGATATCGATAAATTGGTTAAGGCAAATTTCAATCCAAAATCATACAGCAAAGATTCTTCTTGGATTCATTTTAAAAATGACATAGGAGCTATCTTTTCCTGCAAATTGGTGAATGCAAAATATCTTAAAACAGACAAACTTCAAAATGTAGAAGGATTCAGTTTTGACATTCCTGAAGCAATACAGGATGCAGTAGAAAAAGCTTCTACATTTAGTGGTACATTCAATGCAGATGAATCTGAAAGAATTAAAATCAATATAACGGAAGACAATTTTAATATTGAAAGTAAAAATGATAGTGGATGGTTTAAAGAAGATATTAAATTTGCATACAAAGGAGAGGATTTAGAATTTTTTATCAATCCTGACCATTTTGGTGATGCTATTGATAAATTTAAGACTATTACTTCTAATGGATCTTTAATCAAATTTGAGTCTGAAAATATATATCATGTAATCGCATTATTACAGAAAAAGAAAAAATAATATGAATAAAGTATCACTATTTGGAGAAGACGATGACGAAATGGCAAGAAATATGTCATCATACTTTGGTGTACCTCCATTTTCTGTAGTAGATACGACTACTAGAGAATGGATGGCAAGGAAAAGAAAATGGGATGAATTAATAAAGGATGAAGGACAAACAAGAAAAGATGCTTTGGGATTACAGACCTTAAAAATTAAAGGAATTCCTCAAATGAAAAATCAAGGCATAAGTATCCTTGATGCATGTTTGGCAGAAATAATGGTGAAGTGGTTTACTGAAAAAGATTATACTACCTTTGATCCATTTGCAGGAGATACTATATTTGGATTTGTAAGTGCTTTTTTAGGAAGACCATTTACAGGAATTGAATTAAGAAAGGAACAAGCAGACCAAAACCAAAAAAAATGTGATGAGCATAAGTTGAATGCAAAATATATATGTGACACATCAGTCAATATGTCAAAATATATAGAAAACGAAAGTATGGATTTCATATTTAGCTGTCCTCCATATGCAGATTTGGAAGTATATTCTGATGACCCTAAAGATTTATCTACTATGGGTTATGATGGTTTCTTTGATGTATACAAAACGATATTGAGAAGAACATACAGGAAATTAAAACAGGATAGGTTTGCATGTATTGTGATAAGCGAAGTACGAAGTAAAAAGACAGGAGCTTATATTTCTTTAGTTCCTAATACTATTAATATTATGAAAAAAGCAGGATATATCTATTACAATGAAATAATCCTCCTTAACAGTGTAGGTACACTCCCATTCAGGGCAGGTAATAGTATGAATGCAACTAGGAAGATAGGGAGAAGGCATCAGAATGTACTTGTGTTTTATAAAGGGAACTTGAAAAACATAAAGACAACATTTTCTGACATTATGCCTAAGAATAAAAAGTATGAAAAGGAAGAAAATTAATGAAAGCTGAAATATTTAACTATAAAGATTGGGTAGAAAATACAGACCCATATTCATTATTTAAAGAATTTAAACATCTTTTAGAATATTCTAATTTTCAAATATTAGGAACTGTAGACCATCATTTTGAACCTTATGGGTATACAGCATTGTTTCTATTAGGAGAAAGTCATCTTGCTATTCATACTTTTGATGAAGAAGACAAAACATATATAGAATTAAGTAGTTGTAATAAAGAATATTATGATAGATTTATTTACTACTATAAGAATACAACCAAAGCAAACCTAGAAAAAATAGGACTTAATGAGTGATTTAGTTGATATACTATATGTTTGGAAATAGAAAAGGAGATTGAAAATGTACATTAAAGATAAGAGATTCAAAAAGATGGTGGATGTGGCAAACCCTGAATGTCAACAATATAAATGTTATTGGGCTAGATGTGATCCAGGTTCTTTTACGCAAGGACAAGGATATCGTTTCCGATCTAACGATTGGTTATGTGGAAATAGAGAAATCAGAGGATGCCCTGATGAACCTAAACTCAGGAAGGTTTTAAATGAAAAAATGGAAAAGAATTAAAAAGGAATGTATGAAATATGAATACTGTATTGATAAATGCCTCTACTTAAAAGAAGATGAATGTGTACAACAGGGAGTAACAGATCATTACATACCTTCATGGTGGACTAAAGCAAATCATCCAAAAAAGAAGTATTTACAATGAGTAATAAAAACTATGTTTGTCCAGTTTGTGAGATAGAAACAATAGCTTTGCTTTGTCCTGAGTGCAAAAAGAAAGGGAAATTGATACCAACATTCGATAAACAACATTATTATGAGTCAAAGAGAAAGTATAAGCAATACTATGAGTAAAATATATCAACACATGGGGGAAGGTCTATCAAGACCATCGTCAACAGCACATATTCAAAAAGGGATGCCAGCTGTGAGACCTACTACTATGTCTGAACAAGAGCAGAAAGAAATTATATATCTGAAACAAATATTAAAAGTCAAACCAAAACTAATAGCTAAACACTACGGGATATCATCAGGAAGAGTATACCGATTGACCAACGGACCAATTAGAAAACATCTTCATGTAGATCCTGAATACCAAGAACTCAAAGAGGAAATGGAATCAATCGGATTTCCTGCTAAATGGGAAAATATGAAAATGTTATTGGAGGATTGGTAATATGGAAACCTTTGAACTACTATCAATACCTAAAGCAAGAATAGGACTTGATGCACTGCTTACCGAGATACAAAGTCAAATGTGTACATGTGCAATACAATCTGATAATTGTGTGGGCGTTAGATGTGATGATTGTTTATACTATTATCGCAACAGAGATACTTTTGGAAGGTGGTACAAGAAAAAGGAGATTGAAAAATGAACAGAAACTCACATGAAGAGTGTCAGAAGAAAATTAATAGGCTGTATACAGCTAATCAAGATCTTGCTAGAGAAAATTCTAAAATCTTTAAGCTTTTAGAGACATCAGAAAACAAGATCAAAACTTTAGCAAGAGCATTAAAATTAATGAATAATGAATTTTATATTGGTGTTGAGGAATCCGATAGATGTAGTGATGAAGTTGTTAATATATTTATCAATAGAGCAGAAAAGGAGATAGATAATGAAAGATATACAAATCGATAAAAAAGAAGTTCTATTCAGACTCATATCTAATGGATCAATAGAAGAAATTAAAAAGTTTTTTGCTTTTACCTGTTCTCAATCTGTGAGCTTCAAATGGATTTTGGACAGGCTCGAAAAGGCTGAAAAGAATCTTGTTATTGAGGTTAGAGCTAGAGAATTAAGAACAACCCTTGGATATATCTGTCCTAAAGGTCGTGAGCCTGAATCATGCAAAGACTTGTGTTCGCTCTGTCTTGAAGATTGGTCAATTAAAAAAGCTAAAGAAGAATTGGTGTATTAAAATGAATACAAAAAAATATAGGATTATAAGAGTAGATGAAAATGGAAATAATCATCCATGTACACCTCCACTAGATAAAAATATGGCAGAGTTATCAGTAGCACATTGGAACAATGCCATACAATCAATAAAATATATATTGGAAGAAGTGATATGAGTTTATTTGCAGAAGAGGAAATACCTACAATATCTGATTGCAGAAAATGTAAGCAGTATCTTTTTTGCAAATCACCAAAAATGGTAGTGGAAGGAGAAGGACATAAAGAAATACTGATTGTAAAAAATAAAGTATCTGAATTTGGAGATGAAGATGGTTTATATCACTATGAACAAACTTTATGGAAAACATTAGAAAAATACAATATAGATATTGAAATGGATTGCTGGATGACTTCAGCTATTATTTGTTATACAGAAAAAATAACGAAAGGAATATTAAAAAACTGCAAAGAGAATTTAATAAATACGATCAAAGAATTAAAACCAAAACTAGTCATTCTAATAGGTGAAAATTCCATACAGAATTTCATAGGAGATAGGTTTGTAAAAGAAGCAGGCAAAATAGGGAAGTGGAGAGGATTTGTCATTCCAGATCAAACATACAAAACATGGGTACTTCCTGTTTATGATTTTGATGATGATGAATCTGACAAAGTAAGAACTTTAATATTTGAAAGAGATATTGAAAATGCCTTATGTAAAATAGATGAAGTATTTCCAGACATTGACAAAGAAATAGAAGTAATTCAAGACATAGAAAAAATATCTGCTTATTTATATTCTCTTTTAAAGAGAGCAAGAAAAGAAACTTTTACTATTGCGATAGATTATGAAACTACAGGATTGAAACCATACAATAAAATACATAAAATTAAAACGGTAGCTGTATCAGATGGTATTAGAACTGTAGCATTTCCAAATAAGTTTCCTTCTTTGTTTGCAAAGATATTGAAAAATCCAAATATAGAAAAGGTTCTTCAAAATGCCAAGTTTGAAAACATATGGAGCCTTCATAAGTTTGGAACAAGAATAAAAAATGTAATAGCAGACACTCAATTAAATACCCATATACTAGATAATAGAAGAGGTATTACAGGATTAAAGTTTCAAGCCTATGTTAGATTTGGAGTAATAGATTATTCTTCACATATAGAAAAATATTTAAAGTCAGAAGAAGGACATGGGAATGCTGTAAATACTATTGATAAGGCTCCTATTTGGGATTTATTATATTATAATGGTAAAGATGCTCTTTTTACTATTATGCTTCATAATTTACAAGTAGAAGAATTTAAAAAGAATCCTAAATTAAAAGTAGCCAGTGATATATATCATGAAGGTCTATTTGCTTTAAATGAAATAGAAAACAATGGTATTAATATTGATTTAGAATACTGTCATAGAATGGATGAAGACCTACAACAGGAAATAGATGCTTACTTATCTGAATTGAATGAATATAAAGAAATCAAACTATGGAAAAAGGTATACAAAGATGAGTTTAATTTGGATTCTGATAAACAAACACAAGAAATAGTATATAAGAGATTGAAGTACAAAGCAAAAAAGTTTACAGATAAAGGTTCTGCATCTACAGATGAGGAAGCACTTAGAAAATTAAATGTTCCATTCCTAAATGTAGTATTGAAACTAAGAAAGATAATGAAAGCAAAAAATACTTTCTTGGCTGGTATTATAAAGGAAACTTCTGAAGATGGTTTACTGCATCCATTTTTTAATTTGCATACGACAGTTTCCTACAGATCCAGTTCTCAGAATTTAAACTTCCAGAATCTTCCTATACGAGATAAGAAGATAGGTAAAATTATAAGGAATGCGTTTATTCCAAGAAAAGGAAATCAGCTATGTGAGTTAGATTTTTCAGGAATTGAAGTTCGTGTGAGTTGCTTTTATAATCAGGATAAAAAATTGCTATATGATGTTATACATGGTGATATGCATCGTGATATGGCAGGGGAATGTTATAAGATTTCAGCAGAAGATATGCAGGAATTGAAGAAAGACGATCCTAAAAATTATAAGATGATTCGTTATAGTGGTAAAAGTGGATTTGTGTTCCCTGAATTTTATGGAGACTACTATGAAAATATAGCAAAGTCTTTGTGGGCATATGCAGATGAATTCGAACTAATGTATTTTTCTGACATTACTATTAAAGAACATATGGAGACACAGGGTATTAGATCTTATAAACAGTTTGAAGATCATATTCAAAAAGTAGAATATGATTTTTGGAATAAGAGATATGTAACATACAAAAAATGGAAGGATAAATGGTACAAGCAATATCAAAAGGATGGTTATGTAGAAAATCTTCTTGGATTTAAATATATTGAATATATGAATAAAAGACAAGCAATAAATTATCCAATTCAAGGATTAGGTTTTTTATTACTGCTTTGGTGTCTAAATAAACTTTCCGTATGGTTAAAGGAGAATAAGTATGAAACATTATCAATAGGACAAATACATGATAGTATTCTTTTGGATATAGTTCCAGAAGAAAGAGATGTTGTTTTGAAAAAAGCAAAGCATATTATGGAAGTAGAAATAATGGAATTTGATTTTATCAATATACCTATTGAAGCAGAAATTGAATTGTGTAAGATTGATGAATCATGGTTCTACAAAGAGGAGATTAAAATATGAAAGTAGATGTTGTATTAGAAATTGTTCCATTTAAAGTTCCTAAAGAAATATGGACTATTCAAGAAGGTAGAGCAAAACCAAGATCAATTAAATATCATGAATTAGATAAAGAAACAATTAAAGATTTATGTATACTATTTACCAAAGATGTTATGGAAGAATTTCATAAACAAAAAAGCAAAATGTAGACGATAAAGGAGAATGAAAATGGACATTAAAACAATAAAAGAAAAAAAAGCATACGAAAGATCAGCAGTAAAATACCAAGAGGACAAAATAAGAAGATTCAAATGGTATGGAGCTAATTTAGTTGACTTTGCAATTCTAGATAATGAAATGGTGAATATGATTCCAGAAAATGCTAAGGTATTGGAAGTTGGTTGTGGAGATGGAAGATTTGCACATGTACTACATGAAAAACGAAAAGATGTGTCATACATTGGTATTGATTTTATTGATGACAATATAAAACTCTGTAAGGAATTAAAACTAAAAGAATATTCATTTTTTGTAGATAACTATTGGACTGCATTACTAACTTATTCTTATGACTTTATTGTGAGTCAAGGTGTATTATTTTCTACTACAGATCCCCAGTATTGTAATTTATTATTCTCTTTGCTGAATAAGGCTTCTACAAAAGGTTTTATAGTTATGGCAATAGTCATGCCTATGATTGGAATTAACAAGGAAGACCTTGCTCTGCAAATGGAAAACGTAAAGGAAACTTCTATCGCCGCAACAGAATTCTATTACAAAGGTAGCAAAAAGAATGAGCCTATTTCAAAAGTACCTGTAAGAACAAATAGAATCTTTTATGTGATACGAGATAATGTAGAAGATAATACTACTGTTACAAGTATTCCTGAGGAATTACTTAATGAATAAGGTATTACAGGACTTTATAAGAGTAGATAATTCCTGTTATGAAAGTTTTAAACCTTACTATAATAGAATTAAAAATATAGAATTCTATTATAGTATTACACAAATGATTAATGATAGGTTTTACTATAAAATTATAGATGGTGTTTTGGTATTTATTAAAGCATCTTCTATCATGGGAAATTATTCCTTAATCGCTTACACATGCCCTTTAGCAAAGGAGAATCATACAAGAGAGCATGTTTTATGCAAGTTAAACAAGGTAGGAGTAGGGATTAAACTTTCTTTACTGTCATATCAAAATTTAAATCTATGTGAAAAATATACAAAAGACCCTTATGGATTCGAATATATTTACAATGCAGAAGACTATTTAACAATGGATGGAGGCAAATACAAAAGACATAGAAATGTAATTAGAACTTTTGGAGGAGATAGAAACTTTCATATAAAGACAAATATGTACTATGATGTTGAAACAGTTGTATCAAATTGGTGTACAAAAAACAAATCGAAGCATCAACAAAAACTATTTAATACAATACTAAAAAATAAGAAACATATTAATATTAATTGCCTGTATTACAAAGGTGTTATATTTGGCTTTTCAGCCGTTGAGACGCTTAATAATAAAAGTGGTGTAATATTACAAAGGCTTATAAATCCTATTGAGAACACTACGTCTGTTAAGGAATTAAACTACATTTTACACTATATGGACTGTTGTACTTATTTAGGCAGGTTTCTTAATATGGGTTCTTGTTGTGGTATTAAAAATATGAGTATAGCAAAGGATAAATTACGTCCTATTTTACAAAATGAAATGATACGTATCAAATCAAATGTTAAAATAGATAAAGAAACTTATAGAGAGTTTAAAGAACAAAATAACACTTTAATCTAGAAAGAATACTATGAATTTAGAAAATATTATAATGTTCTCAGGACCTTCATGTGGAGCCTGCAGAACAATGAAACATTTATTAGAAGAAGAAGACATAACAATAAATAAAATAGTAGATGTGGAAAGTGAAGAAGGAATGGAACTTGTTCCTGAATATAGAATTAGACATCTTCCTACTTTTGTAAACACCAAAAACCATGAACAAATCGTAGGAACATTAAAAAAAACAAACGATTTAGTTATATTAAATTATGAGGAAGTATAATGGGAGATGCTAGATTTGTTCATATAAAAAATTTAATTCAAAGAGGCAAAGATCATTTATCAATTCAAGAATGGGATGATTTAATAAAGGAAATAAATTTAATAAAAGATATAAAACAAAATACAGCTACAAAATCAGCATTCTACTATGATACTGAGAGGAACAGATAATGGGACTATACCAAGATGAAAGACCTTCAGACTTTGATGAAGTCATAGGCAATAGAGCAACTATAAATACTTTAAAATCTATGTTGGATGAAGATGCAGATAGAAGACCTCATGTATTCCTTTTTACAGGAGATTCTGGTACTGGCAAAACTACAATTGCTCGTATTATGGCTGATAAATTAGGATGCTCTGAGTTTGATTTACATGAAGTAGATTCTGCTACTTTTAGAGGGATTGATTCTATTAGGGAGATTAGAAAACAAGCTCCTTTAAAACCATTGATAGGAAAAACAAAGGTATGGATACTAGATGAAATTCATGCTATCACCAGAATTGCTCAGGACTCTTTATTAAAATTATTAGAAGATTATCCTTCACATTGTTACTTTTTTCTCTGTACTACTGACGCAGGTAAATTATTAAAAACAATCAAGACAAGGTGTATTCCATTCCATTTAGAATCATTTACAGACAAACAAATGGAAACATTGATTACTACTACTGCTGAAAAGTATGATGCAGTAATTCCTGAAGATGCTGTAAAACAAATTACAAAAGATTCTTTAGGAAGTCCAAGACAAGCTCTTGTACTATTGGAAAAAATACTGCCTTTAGATGAAGAAGAGATGCTGGAATCTGTAAAACAATATGCAGAAATAGAAAGTGAAACAATCCAATTATGTAGAGCATTATTTAAACAGGATTGGAAAACAGTATCAAAGGTATTAAGTAATTTAAAAGTAGAACCTGAATCTGTAAGGAGGGCTGTTTTAGGATACTATACGAATACACTGCTAAGAGGAAGTAATGATAAAGCTTTTGGAATAGCTCTTTGTTTTGAGAAGAACTATTACGATACAGGCAAGGCAGGGTTAATTCTGAGCTGTTATGACGCATGTACATCCTAGAGGTAAAGATAAGTACAAAATAACTTTAAAAATACTTTAATATAGCTATAAAACCATTATATTAAAGTATTAACCAATTAATTTAAAAAGGCAAATTACATGAACTACAAAGAAGACCTCACGATCAATCTCAATAAGCTCGAAGAAGAATGGGCAATGCAACCAATCTTATTTGGTAAATATTCAAGAGAATGGAAGGACGCTGTCCAAGAAGAAGATAAAGCCAAAGCAAAATTGAAATTGGTGTATGCCACTCTGGATTTAGATGTTAGAAAAAACTATAAGGAAAAATATGGGTTGGAAAAAGTAACAGACAAAATAGTAGATGCTACTGTTATTACTCAAGAAGAACATATTAAAGCTACTAGATTTTATATCGAATGTAAGCATGAAGCAAGTATTTTAGAAATAGCAAATAAAGAATTCGACCAACGCAAATATGCTTTACAAAATGAAGTTGATTTATGGACGAAAGGGTATTTTTCAACTCCAGTAGATAACACTAATATGAAAAAGGAGGATGTAAAAGTAACAAAACAAGAAATGGTGAATGACAGAAAAAGATCACGCAGAACAAGAAAAACAACAGAAGGAGAAAAGTAATCATGGCTAGAGACAGAAGTAGAATGAGAGAACGGGTTAAAAACAAAGCAAAAAGAAGTCAAGAAAAATCAGGAAATTTCAATTTTAATCTTCCTGACAAAAAGAAATGGTTCAAACCAAAGGCACAAACATATAACTTAGATTTGATTCCATATGAAGTTTCTGTTGACTATAATAAAGATTGTCCAAAGGGAGAATTAAATGATGGTTTAACAGTTTTTATTCATCGTCAAATAGGTGATGACAAAAAAGATGTAATTTGTCCTAAACTTAATAAAGGTGAAGATTGTCCTGTATGTGAATATGTTTCAGAATTAAAAAAAGATTATGACACCAATAAAAACTTAATATATTCTTTAAAAGCAAAAGAAATATCTCTTTTTAATGTTATTGATTTAAAAGAAGATCCTGATGAAATCTTATTCTTTTCTACAAGTCCTTTTAAGTTTACAGAATTATTGGTAGAAGAGATACTTGAACTTCCTGACGATTGTGAAGAATTGGATTACTTTCTTCCTGAAAGTGGAAGTACTTTGAAAGTAAGATTCAAAACTTCTGTCTTTAACGATAAAGGAAAAGAAAGAGAATTTATCCAAGTAAGTAAAATAGATTTTGCAAAAAGAAGAGAACAGTATGAAGATGCTATTGTTGATGATGCTGTTGACTTGGACAAGTGTTTGAAATATTATACTTATGAACAAATTGAAAGTATTTTGTTTGGTACAGATGTAGAAGAAGAAACTATAGAACAACCTCCTGAGGAAGATGTTCCTAAAAGACGTTCTAAGAAATTTAGAGAAGAAGAAGTTGAAGAAAAACCTGTTGTCAAAAAAAGAGCAGTAAAGAAAAAAGTAGAAGAAGATCCTGAAGAAGATGACGACGAACCTCCTTTTGCTGTAGGTGATAAAGAAGAACCTGCTCCAAAGGCAAGAGTTAGAAAACGTAAAGCAAAAGTAGAAGAAGAGCCTGAAGAAGAAAAACCTGTTTATGATTGTATTGCATGTAGTGATACAGGATTGAATTCAAAAGGCAGACCTTGTAGAAATTGTGCTCCTAAGAAAAAAGAAGTAAAAGTAGATAAAGATAATAAATGCAAATTTGGACATGTATTTGGGAAAGATTATCAAGAGTTTCCTGATGATTGTAGCCAAAATTGCCAAGAGGACGATTGGGATGCCTGCTCAAATCTCAGTGAAGAACTTGAAGGCTAACCATGACAGAAAGACGCAGAAAATTAGTTAAAGAAATAAAAGATGATGCTAATTCTCCTGTGGAAAAAAAGAGCTTTGAGCTATTTCCTACAAATAGCCAAATGCTCAATTTATCCTGTACTGGAAGTATAGATGCAGGATTTCCTTTAGGAGCTATAGTAAATATCATAGGCGGAAGTTCTTCAGGTAAAAGTTACATAGCATTGTCTACTTTGGCTGAAGCAACTTTGATTCCAAAATTATATAAATACCATTTATTATATCACGATATAGAAAATGGTTGTAAATTCAGCATAGAAAAATTGTATGGTAAAAAAGTAGCAAAAAGAATCATTCTTACACACAATACAGATACTTTAGAATCTTGGTTAGATGATTTATATTCCTATTTGAACGAAGGCAAAAGTGTAATAGCTGTTTGTGATAGTTGGGATGCTCTTACTACTGAAGTTGAAATAGATAAATTTGAGGATGATATGAAAAACAGAGCCAAAGGAAAAGACTCCAATGGTTCTTATGGTATGAATAAAGCAAAGGGATCACATCAAGTATTTAGACTAATATTAGATAAATTAGAATCTACAAATAGTTTATTGATTATCATCTCCCAAACAAAGGACAAAATAGGTTCTATCTTTGCAGGAAAGTCTAGGGTATGTGCTAATTCATTAGATTTTAATAGTTCATTACTTATTTGGACTGCTGTAAAAGAAAAGATAAAGAAAACAATCAAAGGGAAATCTTATCAAGTAGGTGTGAATACTTTGGTTAAAATTACTAAAAATAGAATCAATGGAAGACTCAGAGATTGTATAATGTCTATTAAATATGATCTAGGTGTAGATAATTTATTAGATTGTATTCAATACATGGTAGAAGTCAAAGCAATTACTGGCACTGTTACCAAGCAGAATATTAGTTGTAAGGAATTTGATTTTGAAGGAACTAAATCTGAATTTATCAATCATATAGAAGAAAATGACTTGGAAAATAAATTTTATCACTTTGTTCAAACAACATGGAATGAAATAGAGGCTCTATTAATAGAAGATACTGAAAAGAGAAAGAATAAATTTAAACATGAATAAAGAAGAAAGAATGGAAATAAGAATGAGAAAGATGTCTGATTCCAGAAAACGGAAAGGATCAGCCAAAGGAAGTAAAAATCCAAATAGCAAAATAGATGAAGCGTTAGCAAGAAAGATAAAATATGATTTAGAAATAGAAGCTGATTCAGTGGCTAATATTGCGAGAAGATATGCTGATCAAGGAGTTTCTTATGCTATTGTGGATAAAATAAAAAGGGGATTGATATGGAAGAACGTAAGTATATAAAACAGTCTGGAAATAAGAAGGAAATTAGACATTGTGGTTCTTGCACAAAAGTATTTCATTCATTTTTAAAGAATAATAAACCTGCTTTTTGTACTGCTGTTAAATGTAATGCGAAGAAGAATTTCAAAGCATGTAAATTTTACGATCCTCAAAAAGGATGGGACAGTGGAAAATCAGGAACTTATAGAAAAGGAGAATGATTATGAGTACAATAAGAGTAGAAATAAAAAAGTGCATTCAAGAATCACAATACGAACCATTTTCAGTAACTTTGGAAATGGAAAAGGAAGTTTCTGGAGAAACAAAACCAATAAATCAAATGAGAAAACTATATGACCAATTGGAAGAAGAATTAGATGAAATAATGGAAAATAGATTGGAAGCATTAAATTCTAATGATAAATAAAAAACAAATAATAGTAGTAGACAGCAATCATCTTGCTCATAGATGTTGGTATGGGATACCAAATCTTACATTTGATGATCAAGATACTTCAATTATATATGGTTTTTTAATTAATGTGTTTAACAATGCCAGTTTTTTTAAGACAAAGAATTTTGTTTTCTGTTGGGATAGTAAAAGAAGTTATAGAAGACAAATCTATCCTGCATATAAAGAAAATAGAAAGATTCGTGATAAGGAATTGACTTGGGAAGAAATAGAACAAAAAAAATTAGCATATAACCAATTTGAACTATTACGATTGGAAGTACTTCCTGCTATTGGATTTAATAATGTATTTATGTCCACTGGTTATGAGGGTGATGACTTAATTGCTGTAGTAGTTAGTGAAAATAAAAATTGTATTGTCTTATCTGGAGATGAGGATATGTATCAGCTTTTAGATAGATGTATGATTTACAATGATAAAAAAAGGACTATATTTACTAAGAGTAAATTTGAAGAAAAATACAATATTTCTTGTACAAAATGGTGGGAAGTAAAAGCATTAGGAGGATGTACTTCAGATAATGTAAAAGGTATTAATGGAGTAGGGGAGAAAACTGCAATCAAGTACCTGACAGGCAAATTAAATAAAAATACAGCTACATATACCAAGATTATAGAAAACCTTGACATAAAGCGAATAAACAAACCATTGGTAAAATTACCTTATGAAAGAAAGAAGAAATTGACACTTCCTTTAAAGAGAACAGAATTTAATGAAGAAGGGTTTTTGGAAGTTTGTGATAAGTTTGGTTTTATTAGTTTTAAAAAAGAAATTGAAAAGTGGAAGAGAATGTTTAAATAAATTAAAAGGAAATTGAAAATGGAAACTAAAAAAGAATATCAAGGATTAAAAAAGTCAAGAATCAAACCTTCAAGTAAACCAGTACATCATTGCTCAAATTGTAAATGTAGTAGATATTCACCATGTGGATGTGAAAAAGGAAAAGCTAAATGAAAATAGAAAATATAAAAAAGTGTCTACATTTAATAAATGAATTAGACAAAAAAGAAGAAGAATTAGAAGCAAAACATTTTGAATTCAAAGAAGTAAAAAAAGCACAATTCATAATGTTGTCTAGTGGAAATTCTTTTGTTTCTTCCAAGCGTTATACTGTAGGACAATCTCCTTCTGTAAAAGAAGAGCTTCTATTTTTAATAAATAAAGAAATAGTAGAATTAGAATCAGAAAAAGATATGATAATTATGCACATAGAGGTATTAGAATGAGCAAGATCTATATAGGAGTTGACAACGGTCCAACTGGATCAATAGGAGTAGTAGGAACAAGATCAGATGTTTTTATAAAAACCCCTACAAAATTTGAACAAAACTATACCAAAGCAAAAGGGAACATCACTAGATTACATGCTGTTCAATTTAAAGCATTTTTAATGCAATATGTATCTAGAATAGAAACTACTTTAATCATACTAGAAAGACCTTTTAAAAATCCTAAATTCTTTAAAAGTACATGCACAGCACTTAGATGTTTTGAAGCTCAATTAGCAATAATAGAAAGTTTAGAGTTTCCTCATAGGTACTGTGATTCAAAAGAATGGCAAAGGAATATACTTCCTAAAGGAACTAAAGGAGCTCCAGAATTAAAGAAAGCAAGTTTGGATATTGGAAGTAGATTGTTCCCTCAATTTAAGGAACTTATGAAAAAACAAAAAGATGCTGATGGAATTTTGATTGCTGAAAATGCGAGAAGGGAAAAATGGTAAGATGTTTATAAAAGTAACCCCAGTAAGAAAATTGTACAAAAAAAGAATAAATATAGATCATATTGATCAATATGAAATAACTGAAATAGAAACTATGCAAGGAGAACAATTAGAAGGTACTGTAATTCATATAAGGGAGAATCCTATTTATGTTGAGGAAAATGTTGAATTGGTAGACATGCTAATAAGAAAGGAAATCAGGAAACTGTTTTCATTAAAAGAGGAAGCATAATGAAATTCCTATACTTTTTGAATAACCTCTGTATCCAATTCGGTTGTTTACTTCTACTTGGAATTATGGCAATAGTAGGAATAATATTCATAGCACTTTGTTATATAGGAGCTTCATTATTTATAGTTCCTATTTTTCTATTGGATATGATTAAAACTTCTTGGAATAAGGCATATAAAAATGATTAAAAATGTACACATAGAAAACTTTCAAGGACACAAAGACAGCTTCTTTGAATTTGACAAAGGAACAAATGTAATAATAGGCAAAACAGATGCAGGAAAATCCTCTATAATAAGAGCTATGAATTGGTGTTTGTTCAATAAACCAAGAAGTGATTCCTACATAAGAGATACAATGAAATGGTGCAGTGTAGAAATTGAATTTGAAGGAGGAAATGTAGTAAAGCGATTTAGAAGTGATAAGGAAAATTACTATATTTTAAACGGTGAGAAATTTAAAGCATTTGGTACAGAACCTCCTATTAAAATTCTACAAGCACATAATATGACGGATTTAAATCTAAACAAACAATTAGATTCACATTTCCTGCTTTCACAATCTTCTTCTTCTATATCACAAAAGTTGAATAAAATAGCCAATTTAGAATTGATAGACACTGCTTTAAGTTCTATTAATAGTAAAATTAGAAACAACAAAGCTGATTCTAAATATGCTAAAATAGAAGAACAAAAATTAAAACAGAAATTAGAAAAATATGAGTTCCTTCCTGCATTAAAAAAGAAGGTAGCAAAAATAGAAAAGAAGGAATTACTTTTAGAAGAAAAAATACAAAGAGAATCAAAATTGACAGAGTTGATTCTTAAATATGAATCTTTGGCAAAACAAAATTCCTATAAAAAAGGAATAAAAGAATTAAGTAAACAAGTAGATTCTGCAATTATTACCTGTACAAAACATAATACTATTAATAAATTGCTTAGGAAACAGCGTGACATAGCAATTTTTAAACAAAAGTATACCAAAATACCATTATACAAAAAAGCTGTTGACAAGGCTTTAAAAATAGCAAAAAGTATTGATGAAGAAGAGTTGAGATTATGTAATATTAACTTGATTCTAAATAACTATAATGCTGTACAAAATGAGAAAGAAGCTCTTAAATCATTTATAAAAAGAAATACAACAATATATAAAAAGAATATGGGAGAGGCTTGTCCTCTATGTGGTAAAAAATTATGAAAGAAGAAAAATGGTACAAAGAAGAACTTTTAAAGTTACTTCATATTCTACAACAAGAATCTACTTTAATGGGTAGATCATATATGATAGAAAAAGTATCTATGATATATAAAGAACAAGGAATTATTCTTCATCCAATCCTACAAAGCAATGTAGATAAATGTTTAGGTAAAAAATTATGAAAGAAATAATAGCAATTTTTACAAGTGATTTACACATACAGGAAAATGCTCCTGTATGCAGAACGGATGATTATCTTACTGCTATTGAAAGTAAGTTATTGTTCTTAACAGATTTACAAGAAAAACTAAGCTGTGAAGTCTATGATGCAGGAGATATATTCAGTAAATGGAAAGTAAGTAATTCCCTATTGAACTTTTGTTTTAAAAATCTACCTAAGATGACAACAATTGTAGGCAATCATGATATGCCTCATCACAATATGTCATTTTTTGAAGACAGTGGTTTGAGTGTATTGGAACATGGTCCTGTATCTCTTTTATTAAATAGATGGGAATCAATTTCTTCTGATTGGTGTATTTATGGTTTGCCTTATGGAGATACAGAAATAATAGAAGAAGATTCTTCAGAAATTAGGAAAAGAAAGATATTGTTATCCCATCAAATGTGTTGGCACAATGAAAAACCTTATCCAACAGTACCAGATTCTTCCAATGCAAAATCAATATTGAAGAAGTATCCTCAGTTTGACATTATCATAACAGGACACAACCACCAAAGTTTTGAAGTAGAACATGAAGGAAGAACCTTAATAAATATAGGTTCTATGATGAGATCTTCTGTAATACAGGAAGATTTTAAACCAAGAGTTATGTTATTGTATTCTGATGGATCTTTTAAATTCAAATATTTTCCTATAATGGAAGATGTTGTTTCTTTAGATCATATTGAAATACTAAAACAAAAAGATGAGAGGATTGAAAAGTTTGCTGAAAATCTAAGTAATGAAGAATCCTGTGATTTGGATTATGAAAAGAACATCCACGCATTTTTTAATAATAATAGAATTAGAAGCAAGGTAAAAGAAATAGTATTAGAATGTATAGGAGCATAAAATGACATTACAAGAATTGACAAGAAAAAAAGCAGATATTGACGAAGCAGTTTTAAAATTGGCATCTATAGAAGGTGAAGAAAAATCTATACTTTCACAATTAAAAGAACTTGGATGTGCTACTATAAAAAGTGCAGTAAAAGAATCTGAAGTACTTTCAACAGAAATAGACAAGATGGAAGCTTCTTTAGAACCTGAATATGCTTTACTAGATGAGTTTTTAGAATTAAATGAGGTATAAGAATGAAAGAATTACCATTCTACCAAAACAAATTGATTTCATTAGTAGCAAGTAAAACACTATTGGAAAAGGAAATACAGGAAAAAGAACTGGATATTGAAAATTGTTCCAAAGATGCAAAAAGAATGGAACAAGCATTATTCATAATACAAAAGGTAGCACAAGAAACACAATCACAATTAGAATATAGAATTACAGATATAGTAACTCCTGCTCTACAGGCTATTATGGAAGAAGACTATGAATTAAAGATTGACTTCAAACAAAAGAATAATAGAACAGTAGCAGATTTATATCTATTGAAGAAAGGTAAAAAGTATTATCCATTAGATGATAATGGAGGAGGTATTTCAGACATAACTGCTTTTGGGTTGAGACTAGCATTGTGGAAGTTGTCGGTACATACATCCAGAAATACTTTCTTGCTGGACGAAGCCTTTAAACATGTTTCTTCTATAGGCGGTCTACAAGAAAAAATAGTACCTTTATTAAAAACAATATCTGATAAATTGAACATCCAGTTTATTTGTGTTAGTCATACAGACGAATTAATAGAAAATTCTGACAAGGTATTTAAAATAAAACAAAAAGATGAAATTTCCTACATAGAAGGGAATGGAAAAAGAAAAAAGCGTACGATAGCGAAATAGCATACAAGGCTCTTTTGCATGTACTAGATAATCTACATTGGTACAAGAACGCAAGAAATTTATTTAGACCAAGAACAGAATATTATGAATAAGGAATTTGGAAAATGAGGAAAAAATTACCTAAATTAGAAAGAGGAAATTCCTATTACTATATTTTGAAGGTATGTCAACATTGTTTTGAAAAACAGAAGGCATCAGATAAAAAGTTTATTATAAGAAGAACTGTTACAGATATTCGTTTCTTTGATAGATGTCTTGAATGTAGTCTTTATAAATATAAAAACAAAGAAGAAATGGAATCTGTTCCTACTATGGAAGAAATTCAAGGGGATATGAGAGAATTTTGCTATGATTGTAAAAATAACAATGTCATGGATACTTTGATGTGTAGGGTGTTTAGATGTGGTTTCAATAAATATCAAAAAGTAATATTTAAAAAAGAAGTAAGAAAAATAGTAGATGGATGGAAACCATGAAAATATTTAATAAAGCAAAGTTTGGATACACTGAACAATATGAAGTTACTTATACTTATATTGACAAAGATGGGTTTTCTAAAAGAGGAAGAACATATTATTATGCTATGAATAAGAATGCACACAAACAAATATCTTGTGTTTTTAAACAACAGCATCCCTCATATAAACTGCTATGTGTAGGATATATGTAAACAATAAAAAAAGACTCCCGATTGAGGAGTCTATAAATTCTAATTAGATAAGTATATCTTGCTTATCTATTGTCTTTACTATTTCAGGAGTTTAACCTGACAGTGAAGGCTTTTCTGCAACAATAGGAACTTAGAATTTTTCTAAATTCCTACTCCTGAAATTGGAACTGATATGTTCTTATTGTCTGACCAGTTCGGAGATCCTGACCTTTCGTAGGATCGCATTAACTGA